GTCCCCGGGTGGGGCGGGCGACGGTGGTCACGGCTTCTCCTCTCGGGGTTGGGCTTTCCAGGCGTTCCAGCAGGCGACAAGGAGGTCGTCGTCGCTGCCGGGTTGGGTGGGGATGAGGGGTGCGGTGTCGATGGCGTGGGAGGCGGCGGTCATCTGCCGGCGTTCGGTGGCGAGGGTCCGCCGGCGGGCGGCGACGTTGCGGCGGTAGGCGATGTGGTCGACGGCTCCGCGGGTGGCGCGGGCGGCAGCCCACAGGCCGGCGGCGAGAGCGAGGCCAGGGCCGTAGACGCCGATCTTGATGTCGACCCACACCCACGCGTTGATCGCCATGTCGAGCTGCTCGGGGGTCATCACCGCCTCCGATCGAAGAGCCATCCGATGCCTGCGCCGACTGCGCCGCACGCGGCGACGAGGATGAAGGCCAGGCCGAGATTCACGTGGTTGAGGGCGTCCATCAGGCGGCGGCCTTCCGGATTGCGGCGGCGCGGCGTTGTGCGGCTATGCGCCGGGCCTTGTGCGTGAGCTGCCAGACGCCGATGCGATGCCCGTGCGTGTTGGCCTGCGTGGAGGGCACGGTGCGGCCGGTGTGCTGGATGATTCCGCCGCGGCTGAGGGCGTTGATGGCGGCGCCGAGGAATCCGTGGCCCAGCTCGGGCAGCACGTCCCTCAGGTCGTTGCAGGAGAAGTCGTCGTGCCGCTGACCGAAGTGGAAGACGGCCTGTTCGACGAGGAACTGGTCCCAGGAGGACTGGTCGGCGATCTCCTCAAGGAGAAAGTCCTTGTCGGCGGAGGCGAGACGTTCGGCTGGGGTGAGCTTGCGGGCCATGGTGGGCTCCCTCGGTGTGTGGTGTCCTTGGGGTGGGCCGCCCGCGATAAGCCCGCGGGCGGCCCGTTCGCGTGTGCGGGCTACTGCTCGGAGGGCGTGTCGTCCCAGGGGCTGCGCAGTTCGGCGGCCCACTTGTCCTTGCGGGCGGTCGGTGACAGCCAGGCGTCGCGCGGGTCGCCCCAGCCGAGTTCGTCGATGTGGGCGTCGACTTCGCGGTCGATGTTGAGGTCGACGGAGTCGAGGTACTTGGCGAGGCCGAGCGCGTGCTGGTGGACTTCGTCGCCTTCGCTGAGCGTCAGCCCCTCGGCAACGTGCCGGATCAGGGCGAAGCGCAGCGTGTGGATCGTGTGCCGGTAGGCGGCGGTGTCGGCCGCGGTGGTCTGGCCTTGGGCGAGCATGGCGTGGCCGAGGGCACGGTTCGTGATGATGCCGGTGAGGACGGCGGCGTGTTGCTGATCGCCCAGCGGCAGGGTCTGCTCGAGGGCTGCGGCGATGGAGGTGTCGGCGGAGGCGAGGAGCCTCTCGGCCTCGGCACGGTGGTTGATCGACATGGTGTGTGGTCTCCTGTTCTGGCCGGGGCCCCGCCTGTTTGCGGCGGGCGGGACCCCGGGGCGGGTGGGATGGGGTCAGTCGTCGAGGAGTTCGCCCTCGATGGGGCCCTCGTCGTTGAAGTCCTCGGGCGAAGCGGGTTCGGGGTAGACAGGACTGGTGCTGGCCGGCGGTGCGATGACGGCGGGCCCGGCCTGTTCGGCGGTGACCTCGGCGGCGGCGCGGATCTGCTCCTTGCGCCACTCTGTGGAGGTGGGCACCCACGGCTCCAGGCGGTGGGCGACGGTCTTGAGGACCATCTGGTCGAACCACTTCACCCACGGCGACTTCGGGCTCTCGCTGCCCTTGGATTCCTTGCGGACCTTGTTGATGTAGTTGCGGTTGATGATGACGACGCGGGACGGGGTGCCGTCCTGGAAGATGCCGTAGGAGAAGGCGCCCTTGACGTCGCCGCGGTCGGCGAACCAGTCGGCCTTGTGGAAGGGGACGCGCTGGGGGCCTTCCCAGCGGGGCGGCTGGTGGGTGTCGATGGTGCCGGGCTCCCACACGAATTCGTCGTTCTCGTAGACGACCTCGGCGTGGACGACTTTGACGGCGCCGGCCCGGTAGATGCGTTCGACGACGCCCCGGTAGCCCTCGATGCCCTGGATTTCGTTGCCGAACGGCACCAGGTAGAAGCTCTTGGAGGCGGGCTCGTGGCCGAGGCGGGCGCATTCCTGGAGGGCTGTCATGAGGCTGCCGGGGTTGCGGGTGGCGACCTGCATGAGCTGGGCGTTGGAGCGGAGGACGCCGTAGGCGAGGCGCATCCAGGTCTCGCCCTTGACGTGGGAGGGGAGGACGAGGGTGAGGTCGTCCTTGTGCTGGCGGACGATGGCCTCGGGCCCGTTGTCGCGGGTGGCGATGGCGTTGCCGATCTGGCTCATCAGGCGGCTTCCTTCTGCTTGTACGGGTTGAGGGACTTGGTGGTGCCGTCTGGCTTGGGGATGCGGTAGGCGACGCGGCGCCCGTCGCAGACGGCGCGGCGGCCGGTGCCGATCAGGTCGAGGACGACGCTCTTCGCAGCGGTCAGTTCTGCCGCAGCGGCCTTGGATTCGGCCTGCGCGTTCTCGTAGCGGGCGGCGGCTTCGGCGGCGATCTCGACGTCAACGTCGTCGAAGCCGTCGGGCTGCACGCGGATGGTCTTGTACGTGTCGTCGGCGCTATCGATGGGCGGACGGACTCCATCGCGAACCTCGTCGAGGAACTGCTCGGCGGCGTCGCGGAGGATCTTCGCTTCGGCCTCGTCGTACTCGATGGCGTACTCGCGGTAGTCGTGACCGGAGATCAGCACGCCGAACTCGGTACGGCGGAGGCCAAGGGTGTCCATCTGCCAGATGGCCTGGCAGCGGTACCAGATCGGCACGCCGTCCTCGGCGCCGTCCGGCCCCCATTCGTCGCCCAGCGGGGACGTCTTGACCTCCAGCAGGCCGGTCGCCTGGCCGGGGAGATCGAACTCGCTTGCAGGCTTCAGGTGGATGAGCCGGTCGGGGGTGGCGCGCTGCCACTCCCGCTCCCGGTGCTTCCACGTGCCGGCCGGTGCGGCGATGAAGCCGGGGTGCTCGTCCTGCCACTTCGCGGCGACCGCGTCCTCGAGCCGGTTGCCCCACTCGATGGCGGGGGTCATCTCGAACGGGGCGACGCGCAGTCCGGCCTTCTTGTGCCAGAGGGTGAAGCGGGACATCCACGGTGAGAGGCCGACGACGGCGGCGATCTCGGTGGCGGTGATGGTGAGCCCGGCGCGGGCCGCATCCCAGTCCGGTGTGCCGGGCGTGAGGTGACCCAGCAGTACCCCCTCCGGGACGGCAGGTGGGTGATCTGTGGTGCTTTCGGTGCTCATGTGACCCTCTCTTGGGTGTGCGAGGTGGCGGCCGGCAGCCCCGGGAGGGGGAGGTCCGGGGCTGCCGGCCAGGGATGCCGCGGAGCGTGGGGGACGCCCAGCGGCCGGTATGGGGTTGTGGGATGGAGCTCAGGCGGCGGTCGGCTCGGCGGCCTCGGGCTCGACCCGCGCGGCGGTCTGCCAGGTGTCCAGCTCGCGACGCAGTTCGAGGTCTCCGCCCTCGCGGCGGATCGGCATCTGGGCGCCCAGGAAGTCGGCCGCGACGATGAGCGACAGGCGTCCCTCGCCGGTCGACCACATCTGCAGTGGCTTCGGCAGGTTCTTCCAGGCCCCGAAGAACTTGGGGTCCATGGCCATCTGCACGCTGGCGGCGGGCTTCTCCAGGGCGGGCAGAAGCACCTTCCGCCAGTCCAGCGGCTCCTTGGCGTAGGGGCTGAGGTCCACGGCGATGCGGTGGCCCCGCTTGCCCGAAAGGATCAGCTGGTCGTCGGTGCGCTCGAGCTGAACGGTGTCCGCGTCGAGCAGCTTCACGGCCGCCGCGACTTCGGGCAGCTGGGTGCGGTGGACGATGGCGGCCCACGGCTTGTCGTCTCCGCCCGTGACCTGGGTGCGGGAGACGGCAATGGTGTAGCGGTTGGTGGCCATGGCGTACAGGTGGCGGCCGTCGTGATCGAAGGTGATGCACTGGACGGCTTCAGAGTCGACCAGGTTCCCGACGTGCGGTCGGGTCTGTGCGACGAGACGGCTGAGGGTGCGGTCGGCGATGGTGATCACGTCAGGGCTCCTGGCTACTTGAGGCGGACGGGCATGCACACGGCCCGGTAGTGGTCGGTGGCGGCGCCGGTGTCGTCGACGGGCTGGATGAGCACCGGCTTGTTGGGGGTGGTGAACCAGATCTGCACGGCGCCGGTGATCGGGGCGAGGAGGGAGCCGAGGAAGCCGGGCCGGTAGCCGGCGGTGAATCCGTCGAGGTCGGTGATCTCGGCGTCGATGCGGGACGCCCCCTTGGAGCCCTCCGCCCCGCCCGCCACCGTCACCTGGTCGCGGCCGAAGGTGAGGGTGACCGCCTGCTCGGGCTTGTCGTTGACCAACGCGGCCCGCTGCACCGCCTCCAGCAGTTCGGCGGCGTCGCCGCGCATCCAGCCGGCGGCCTTGCCCGGGTCGGGGAAGAAGCCTTCGATGTCGGGGAAGGGTGCGGCGACGGTGCGGCTGGCGACGGTCAGCGTGTCGCTGGCCAGGCCGGCGACGGTGACGTCGTTGGTGAACGAGATCCGGACGGGGCCGCCGGCCAGCTGCTTGGCGGTGGCCGCCAGGTGGGCAGCGGGGACGAGCAGGGATCCGCCGGTGTCGCTGTCCGGTGTCCACGGGATGCGGTGTCGGACGATGCGGTACCGGTCGGAGGCGGAAACGGTGAGGTGGTCTCCGTCGGCTGCGACGTGGACGCCGCGGAACCCTTCGAGGTTGCCGACGGCCTCCTTGTCGGGCATGGCCGCGGCTGCGGCGTGTACGACTGCGGCGGCCAGTTTGTCGCCGTCTACGGTGCCCGCGGCGGCCGGGGCGTCGGGCAGGGCCGGGTAGTCGCGGCGGTCCATGGTGGGCAACGTGAACGTGGTGCCCGGGGCCGTGACGGTGAGTTCCCGGTCGTCGGCGATCACGTCGACGGGCCCGGCGGGCATGGCCGCGGTGACGTCCGCCAGCAGTCGGCCCGACACGAGCACGTGCCCGGGCTCGAGCACGTCGGCGGCCAGGGTGGCCCGGGTGGCGGTCTCGTAGTCGAACCCGGACAGGGTCACCGAGTCGCCGTCGGTTTCCAGCAGCAGGCCGCCGAGGACGGGCTGCAGCGGATTGTTGGGGAGCCGGCGGTGCGCGGCACGGGCCGCCCCCGCCAACGTCTTCTGGTCGATGCGAATCTTCATCAGGCGGCCTGCGCCGTCTCGTCAACCGGCTCGACCTCGGTGGCGTCGTCGTCGGTGTCGCGGGGCTCGGGCTGGGCGAAACCCTCGGTCTGCAGGACGGACAGCGGGAACAGGTTGAGCTGATCCATTTCGATCTCCTGTGGGATGCTGAAGGTGGACCCCCGCCCGCTGGACCCGGGTGGGGTTCTTGCTGTGGCGCGCCGCTCCGCCGGCCCGGTGGTCATCCGGCGGGCGGCGGTCTAGAGGAGCAGCCCGGGGATGCGGGCCTGGTCGTGCGCCCGGTCCGACGCCGGGCAGATGAGGCGCCCACCGCTGGTGATCCACCTGTCGCTGTCGGTGGCGTAGGCGAGGGCGGCCTGTGCGGTGTCGAAGTGGTAGTCGACGTCGTCGAGGTCTTGGCCGAAGGCGAGTCCGCACAGGTCGCAGGCGGCGACGTAGACGGTCTTGGACTTGACGGTCATCTACGCCACCTCGTCGTCGCATCGTGCCCAGGCGGGTGTCCGGCCGGGGTTGGTGGTGGCGAAGGGGGCTTGGTGCAGCGGTACCGGCGTGACGCAGTGCTGGCGGATCTCGGCGATCGACAGCTCCTGCGTCTTGGTGGCCGCGGACTCGGCCAGGACACCGACGGCGAGGCGCCGTTTCAGGTCGGCGATCTGCTGCTCCAGCCCTTCGACGATCTCGGCGTGCCGTTCGTCGATGCGGGCGATGATCTCGGCGTGTTCGGCTTCCTGGTCGGTGAGCTGCAGTTGCAGGCTCTTGATGAGGAGGTCGGCGCCGTAGCGGAGAGCGCGCTGCCGGTCGACTTCGTCGATGGCCCGATGCCGCTGCTTACGGGGACGGTCGAGGATGCCGATGCGGATGGGCATCAGGTCGGCGAAGCTCACTGGCCCTCCTTGCGGTTCGGGCGGTCGAGGACGTAGAGGATGACCAGCGGCAGGACGAGGACGCAGGGTGCTGCGATCTCCGCAAGGGTGTTCACGGCCCCTCCAGTGCGGTCTTCTCGGCCTTGGCTGCGGCCAGCTGCTGTTCGAGGCTGTCGATGCGCCGGTTGAGGCGGGCGATGGCGGCGAGCGCCTCGGTGTCGGTGGCCGGCTGCGGGTCGGCGCCGTCGGTGATGCGGCGGCAGAAGTCCTCGAAGGACTCGGTGAAGCCGCCGTCGATGGACGCCTTGAAGTTGGGGTCGACGTGGCGGTCGAGGCCGAGGGCTTTGGTGAGGCCGGGGATGATGACGGGGTCGGCGTCGCCGGGCATCGGCGGCAGATGCAGGGTGGTCATCACGCCACCTCCGGGAGCCGCTGGGCGGCCTTGATGCGGGCGGCGGTCAGCAGGTGCCGGGCGAGGGCACGGCAGGTCTCCTCCGACGTGTCGGTGAGGTCGAGGTGGACGCCGACCTCCAGGCGAAGCTTCAGCCCGTACTCCGGGTCGAGCTCGATCTGCTGCGGGGTGCTGTCGACCTTGACGGACAGCAGGCTGATCGCGGTCACGAGGCGTCCTCCTTGGCGATGGGCGGGAGTTCGAAGTCGGGGTCCGGGTCGTACAGCCAGTGCCGGTAGTCGGCCTGGTCGCCGTCCGTCGCCGCCCTGGCCGCGGTCTCGGGGTGGGCGAGGAGCAGCTGCAGGCGTTCGGCGGAGGCGGCGGCCCGCTGCAGGGCCACCAGCCGGCGCATGTCCTGCTGCAGCTGCGACAGGGGCACGTCCAGGGCGCGGATCGGGCGGGTCACCGGACCGGCTCCGTCACGTAGTCGGTAGGCAGTACGTCGATGCCGCGGATGTCGATGGGGCCGGTGAGTTCGTCGACGTGGACGATGGTCAGGCCGTGCTTCACGTCGACCGCGCGGGTGCGGGTGCGGGTGAGCTTCGGGCGCTCCGCTCGGGTTTCCGGGAAGGCGCGGACCGGGGTACCGACGGCGTACAGGCGGTTGAAGGTCTCGGCATCCATTACCAGCACCTGCCGATCTCCCGCAGGGAGCCGGTCTCGTCAGCGACGTCCCGGACGTCCTGCTCGACGGCCGCTTCGGGCTGCATGGGGACGATCCACTCGGTGCCCTCGTCGTGGCAGATGGAGATCCAGCCGTTACCCTTGCCGTCGACGTAGAGGCGGCGACGGTTGTCGTCCGGGTTGTCGGGGCGCTCGCCACTGGCGGCGGCACGAACCTGCTCGACCCACTTGGGGACGGGCAGCGGGCGCTCCCGGCGAGTGGCCTGCTTCTCCGCGGCGTCGCACACGTCGTGTACGGCGTTCAGGCAGCGGGAGATGTAGTCCATCTCTTCGGCGATCGTCGGCTCCTTACCGACGTACTTCGACAGCTCAGTGCGCGCCTTGTCGCGTTCGGCGCGGACCGCGGCCAACTCGGCGAGGAGCTCCCGGGCAGCGATGGCATCGAGCGACCAGTTAGTGCACGTGGCGATGTAGCCGCGGATCTCGGCCTCGCGCTCCGGCGACAGACGGGTCGGCGTGGACGGGAGCTTCGGCTTGGCCGGCTTCTGGGCCGCCCGCGCCTTCTCCCACACGTCCTCCGACACCGGGTCGACGTGGGTCAGGCAGATGTAGGAGCCCTCCCCCTCCACCCAGACGACCGGGTCGCCAGAGGCCGACAGTTGGGCTGCGGTGCGGGTGCGGGTCACAAGGCGGGTGCCCGCACCGTCCTCCGGACGGCAGCCCGGGTAGGCGAATACGGGGGTGCCGATCGGGTACATCGCGTTCCACTGCTCGGCGTTCACGCGGCCACCTCCGCCTGCTTGCGGGCGGCGTCGTACTGGGTGATGGCCCAGGACGCGGCGTGGCACTGGTAAGCGAAGTGGTAGCTGACCTTGTCGAGGTTCCAGTCGCCGACGTCGGAGAAGGCGAAGCCGCCGACCTTGCGGACCTTGACCTTGTGGTCGCCTGCCGGACGGTGCCGGTAGAACTCCCACATGACGGCCTCGTCGTAGGAGTCGTGATCCTTGAAGGAGCCGCAGGTGCACTCGGAGCGGTAGGTGACGCCGTGCTCGAAGTCGTAGACCATCTGCATGGCCCAGTCCCGCGAGTGCAGCCGGTCGCTGTCGAGGATCTGCTCGCGGACCGCAGCCCGTAGACCGCGCGGGGCGCCGTCCTTCACAGCCTCGGCGACCTCGGCCTTGACCAGGGCGACAAGCTTCTCCCGGTCGTACTCGCGGACACTGTCGGCGCCGTTGACGAGCTTCGACGCCCACCGGTCCGGCTCGACGCGGATGCCGCGCAGCCAGTCGAACATGTCCTCGGTGTCCGGGCCATTCCGCTCGAAGTGGAACGAACCGTGCGAGCCGGCCACCAGCAGGTTGTACGGCCACGTGACGAGGATGATCCGCGACCAGCCCTTCAGAGCCGTGAACTCGACGTGCCGGAACAGGCCGTCCTCGCGGAGAGAGGTGAGCTTGCCGTCCTGCACGTCACGGGCGACGTGCGCGGCGATCTCGGCGTAGTCGCTCATCGGGCCGCCTCCTCAAAGACGGAGTTGACCATCGCGTTGTGGGCGTCGGCGGCGGCGTTGAAGCAGTCGTGGCATACGAACGTGACGGGCGGTTCGTAGCCGGGCTCGTCCCAGGGCTGCGTCGGCACCTGGAAGCGGAACAGGCGGCGGGTGTGGCCACAATCGGGGCACTGGCCGTCGCGGCTGCTGCCGTTGATCAGGGCCTCCTCCTGGCGGCGGAGGTCGGCCTCGTGCTGCTCGTAGGTCAGGCCGCAGTCACACGGGCCCGGCCTGAAGATCGAGCCGTGCGGCGGCAGGACGATGAAGCTGTGCTTGCAGAGCGACACCTTGGGCGTCTTGTGCTGGGATGAGATCATGGACTCAGCGGTCCTCTCGTTGCGTGCTCTGGATGGGGATCGCGAGGTCGTCCCGTAGCCGCGGGGCGGCCTCTTTGCGTCGCCGGTCAGGCGGCGTCTTCAGTGGCTTGCGTCTTGCTGCGGAGAAGTCTCAGCTCCGCGTGCAGCAGGTGGATCTCGGTGATGAGCCGCGGCATGATGCGGTGGGCTTGGACGATGAAGTTCAGGTTGTGTCGACCGCCCGTGTGGCCTCCGGTCGTGAAGACCTCGGCGACCACCTCGGAGCTGTCGAGGTTCGCATCGCCTTCCACGACGGCGACGATCTGCGAGACGTACTCGTCGCGCTGCTCCGTGATGTCGCGGTGCATCCAAGAGCCCCCAGTGGACTTCAGGAAGGCGGCCTCCAGTACCTCCAGGTCTCGGAGGTCCAAACGCTGCGGCTCCGCCGCCCACAAGATCGCCCGTGCGTAGCGGCGAAAGTTCTCGTAGGAGCGTGTCGCCTTCAGCGAGTTGCACTGCTCACACGCCAGGGTCAAGTTCTCTTCGGCGTCCGCCCCTCCGTTGGCCAGCGCGTCCATGTGCTCGACGTGCCACGGCTTTCCGTCCGGGCCGACATCTACCGAGCCGGCAAACCGGTTGCAGTAGTGGCATCGGTAGTCGTGGGAGCGGATGAACTCCTGACGCCACGACTGTGGGCGGGAGATGCGGGGGATCGGGTTGCTCATCAGTGGCCGGTCCGTTCCGACTTCAGGCGGCGTTCTTGGCAAACGGCTGGACCGTGAACTGCTCGGAGATGGCCCGGATGTTCATGCCGGAGAACCAGATCCGGTTGCCGTTGTCCACGTAGGGGATTGCCTTGGCGTTGGCCATCTTGAGGATCTTGTGCGCGCTGAACGGCAGCCACACGGCGGCCTCGGCCGGCGTGTAGTGGAAGTAGGCGCCCTCCGGGGTCCCGGGTGCGGGGACGTTCTCGCGGATCTCGAAGCGGGTGGGCGGTCGGCGGCGCGTGGGGGCGCCGTTGTCAGTGGTCTTCGTCGTGTCCCTGGGGGCGGTCACGGTGGTCACGAGTGCTCCTGGTGAGTTATGTCAGCGGGGGTGGCATCCAGCGCCGCCGCGACCTTTCGGATGTTCTCGTCGCCCAATCCGGCGAGCCCTCGTTCCACACGTGAGAGATGGCCGCGATCGATACCCGTCTTGGCAGAGAGAGTGCGTAGGCTCATCCGGAGAGCCTCCCGTCTGTAGCGGATAGCGCTGGAGTGCGGTGTCACGCTCTAGAAGCTAGCCACACAAGAGCCTCTACGCAAGCCTTGAGAGAGCTTTATTGGCTACCTAGTAGAGCCTTCGCGGCTCTGTAGTGCACTCACGAACCGGTACGCACGATGCGCCCCATGCAACCCAAACGCTCCGTTTGAGAGCCCAACCGCAGGTCAAAAGGCCAGAACCTAGCTAGGTGGTTGCATGGAAGTAGTGCATGATGGGGTTTCATGGACCGACAGCGAGAGTGGGAACTCTCAGACTGGAAGCGACTCGGCCGCGCGTTCGCGGCCCAGCGAGAAGCGGCTGGATACACCCAGGTGACCGCGGCTAAGGCACTCGGTGTCTCGCGCTCACCGGTTCAGGCCATCGAACGTGGCCGCCAGTCCAACGGTTCACCCTTCACGAAGATCACACAGACGATGCGCGCCTACGCGCAACTCGTTGGGTGGACCCCGGACAGTCCTCAGCAAGTCCTCAACGGTGAGGACCCAGAACCGGCTCCTACCCCCACAGCCGTCACGCCAGCAGAGCAGCGGACATCCGAGCTGCCGCCGGCCGTCGACCTCGAACTGCGCAGCGGCAAGACCCTCGACAGCACCGTCGTACATCTCGGCGAGGCGACCGACGACGACACGCGGATCATCGTCGTCCTCAAGGGCGCGGAGGATCTCAGCGAGGAAGAACTGGACGAGCTGTGGAGAAAGTGGCGTAAGACGCGCCGCCAACTTCAGGCAATCCCCGGCGAATCAGACAGCCCACACGACTCCTGACATAGTTTCGGCCTCAACTGGTCGACCCTGACTCAAAAGTGTGCTTCCATCGACAGACCGTCACCGAGGGGGGGCACTGCTCGGATCGGGGAAGTGCATGTGGGTCATGCAGGTTGAGCGTGTTCAGGGTGGCGACGTAGAGCCTGAGATCATCGATCTCGACGACGGATGCCTCTTCAGGCTACACAAAAACGACATCAGCGAGGATGGCCAGAAGCTGCTCGCCGACCTCCTCACGGAGCAGGCTCAGCGCTGGGCCCCTCGCCCTCCAGGCTCCCCCCTCGGCCCGGTCATCCCGGTTACCTGGGAGCGAGTGCCGGACCTTCCTGACCCGTTCGTCATCGGCGTCGAGGAAGGCCCGGACTTCATCACCTACACCGTTGACGCGGCCCTCATCAGCCAGCGCGCGGCAGACTATCTCGGCCATCTTGACACGGAACGATCTCCGCACTGGCAGCGTGTACCCAAGGGCTACCACGACGACGGAACCGAAGCCGAGTAGCTGAGCAAGGGGGCACGATGGCCTACGCCGAAAAGGTCTTCAAGGTCAGGGACGGCAAGCAGACCAAGCAGTACACCTGGAGAGCCCGATACAAGAAGCCGGACGGCACCTGGGGATCTGAGCCAGGTTTTCCCACCAAGGCACTCGCCCGGGAATGGGGCGAGGGGCAGGAAGCCGCCATGCGGGAGGGTCGGTGGATCGACCCGGCCCTGTCCCGGGTGACGTTTGGGGCCTTTACGCACAAATGGATGGCAGCCCAGACCCCCCGAGGTCGGACCGTGATCAACCGATGGGAGCTGTTGGAGCGCCACATTCTGCCTCGATGGGAGCACACTCCGCTCCACGCGATCACCTGGTTCGACGTCGAAGCCTGGTCCAGGACTCTGACGTGCGCGCAGAGCGTTGTCGGACACGCCCTCACCCTGATGTCGCAGATCATGACGGGGGCGGTCGATGCGCGTCACATCCAGGTCAACCCGCTCTACGGTCGTCGTAAGACGGGCGCTTCGAACAGTTCAGCGGCTGGCCCCCGGAAGGCGTCGGACGAGGACATGTGGGCGCCTGCAGAGGACGTTCTTCGGCTGGCGCGCCGACTGGGTCCGGTCAATGGGCTCCTGGTCCTCACTACGGCCTGGACTGGTCTGCGCTGGGGTGAGGCGACGGGCCTGCATCGGCGGAACACTCTGCTGACGCGGCGCCAAGCCTACGACGCGGGGTTCTTCGAATGCCCCATCCTGCGCGTGGACGCGGAAGTCGGTGAGCTCGCCGAGTACCTCGTGCGAGTGGAAGGGGTCAAGAAGAAGAGCCGGATTCAGCAGCTCGAGCCTCCGAAGAACAAGACCAGCGCCAGGGATATCGACGTCCCTCCGTTCCTCGCCGCTCTGCTGGAGAAGCACCTGGCGAACTGGCCACACGACTTCGTGTTCTCGACTGCTTCCGGTTCGTGGTGGTGGAGGAACAACTGGAGCCGCATCCTGCGGCCAGCAGCTGATGGCCGTCCGGCGACCAAGCGCCACGGTCGCTGGCCGGCTAAGGATGCCTGGGCCCCGATCAAGACGGGACTGACGATGAGGGACCTCCGGCATACGCACGACACCTGGCAGGCCGAGGCGAACGTGGCGCCGGTACTTGCTCATGAGCAGGCAGGACACAAGTTTCCGGGCATTAAGGGCGTCTACCAGCATCCGACTCCGGAGATGAGGCAGTATCGGTTGGAGGCGCATCAGCGGCGGTTCGAGCGGGCGATGAAGAACCTGGGGTGGGTCGAGGTCTGGGAAGCCAAAGCCCCTAAATATCTCCTAGATGATCATTCGGCCGATGCGGTCGACGTCAGCTCATCCACTTAGGCGCAGGTCGGACGCGCATGAGTGGCTCGGGAAGGTGTTGCTACAACTTCTCGGACGAAGAAGTCGCCGTGGCCCGACCGGCGCGCGCAGTAGCC